GCCGAGGTTGCGGGCGCTCACGAGCGTGCCCGCCCCGCACTTGGTCGTGGTGAAGGCGGTCCCCGCGTCGGCCTGGACCCCGCCCGAGTTGTCCAGCCCGGTCACAACGGCGGAGGCCCCGACGCTGACATTGCCGGAGGGGCCAACCACGAGCAGGGTGGTGGTCCCTCCCGTGAGCGACACGGTGCCGGACCCGCCCACCGAGGCGAGGGCGATGCCGTTGGTCCCCGCCGTGATGTTGCAGATGGAGCAGCGGGCCGCGTAAGTCAGTTGGGTGGTCACGCCGATGGAGAGCGACGTGCCGATGGCCCCGATAGAGCCGGTGAAGCCCGGCCCGAAGGCGAGGGTCACGAGGTCAACAGCGGCCTGCGACAATCCAGCCGTCACCGCGTCGGATGTGCGGTTGAAGAAGCACGAGTCGCCCGTGATCGGCGCGGCGAGTGCGGCCACTCCGGTAGCGAGGTCGATCCAGTTGTTTGCGGTGGAGAAGTTGCCGTCGGCAGACGCTCCAGACCAATCAAGATTGCGAGCGGGCATTGTTCGAGTCCTTTCGAGTGCTTAGGAGAGTCCGATCTGGAACCACGTATCCACGCCGTTGGAGTACCAGGAGGCGAACCCGCCGTCAGTGCTGATCGTCGTTGTGCCCTCGATGGTCCCTCCATCGGTGCCAACTGTGATGTTCGCGGTCGCGGCGTTCGCCCCCTCGTCTTTCACGGTGATGACGAATGAGGCATGGACTGTCGATGGGTTTGGCAGATAGAACGTGATGGCGTTGCCCGTGGAGGTGTCGCCGCCCACGATGGTGATGCCAGTCGGAAGCGGGTCGATGCTGATCGGGAACCCGTAGGGGCCATAGTGGGCGTACCCGATTGCTGGCGAGGTTGTTTGCCGCGTTCGTATCACCAGTCGGCCCTCAAGAGAACGATGTTGATGGTTTCCGTCGCCGCCGTGGATTTGGTCGTGTTCCGCACCCTCGCGAACCTGATCGTCGTCGCGTCGATGGTCGGGGTGATCGACGGCGAGGCCGAGATGGTCGTGTCGGGAACCGCCGGGGCCGGGGCCGCGAACCGCACGCCGTCGGTCGAGACCTCCACCGTCCAGACCGAGTAGGCCGATGGTGTGATGATGGATACCGGGTTGAACTGCACCGAGAACGCCGTGGCCCCGTCGAGGTCGAACACCCGCTCGGTGGCAAGTGTGCAGTTGATTCCGCGCAGGCTCTGCCCGTTGGAGTCAAGGTTGTCGATGGTGGACTTACGCACCGGCATCAGCAATCCTCCGTAACCGGCAGTTCGAGCACCGTGAACGCCATCGTCTCGCCGATCCAGCACACCTTCGCTATCGCGTTGAGCGGCGCTGGGTAGAACCAGCAGTCGTACCGGGCCTGCGCCGGGGCCACCTGCTCGTACAACTGCTCGCCGCTGTCGCCGTAGATCGTGATGTCGTACTTCACGTCCGGGGTGGTCGAGGCTTGCGGGGTCACGTTCGGGGCCGCGTTGGTGACGTAGACCTTGGTGACAAGCCCCCAGTCGGGATGGTCGTTGACCGCCTGCGGCATGTGCCGGTTGCTTGTCATCAGACGGGCCTCCCCGGCAGTCCCGCCGCGCCCGCGTATCCCGTCACATCCTCGGGCGCGTACTGTGGGATGGCCTTGATGTTTGGCTTCTTTGTGCCCGTCGATGGAACGACCACGTAGGAATAGAACGGGGCGCGATCGGCCCCGCACACGAGCGTTTCGATGCCCAGCACGTTGGACTGGTTGAACTCCTGCCCGTCGGCGTAGTCCACCTGGAGCCGGATCAAGCGCGTGATCGGATCGACGTAGGAAATGCCGATGGGGAGTTTCTTGTTGCCGGGGTCTTGAACCCACGAGTACACGATGGTCCACAGGCCGTCGGCGTGCTGCTCGGCGGAGTAGGACACGAACTTCGCTGGGGATGCGATGTTGCGGATGTCCGTGCCGGGGTCGTTCGAGTTCAGGCTGTGAATCTTGTTGAGTTGGGCCTTGATCTTTTCCCGATGCTCGAAGGTGAAGGCGTTGACGTTGACCCGGACTTGCGGGTTCAGCAGGGCCACGTCCACCCGTGACGTTCCCCGCACGAACTTCCACTTCGGCGCGGCCTGCCCATTCACGTCGCCCGCCGCCGTGGCCTTGGCGACGGAGAAGTACGGCACCTCCAGCACCAAGCGGGCGGAGCTGTCTTGGATCGTCTTGTACCCGACGTTTGTGCGGTCCTGCGTCGGCTCGAACCGGAACCGGCCCGTCGAGGAGTAGAGAACCTCCACCTCCCACTCGGTCCCGATCTGCCCGTTGAGGCACCGGCACGTCCCGTAGCGGTCCGCGAGCAGGGCTGGGGCTTCGGGGCGGATGCCCGCGGTGAGCAGGCCGGGCAGCCCGGCGGCGCGTGCGGCGATGCCCGTGGGGTTGGAGTCGTCGCCGTTGCCTGGCGGGTCGGTCGTGACGATGTACACGTCGCGGGATTGGATCTCCCGGGCGTCCCCGATGATGCCGTCGCGTTGATGGAGGGTGACGGATACTGGCATCAGTCACTCCACCGTTGGCTGATTTCGGCCTGACCGATGGCGGCCTGCATGGCGCGGCCGGACGAGAAGTTGACGTTTCCGAGCCCGAACCCGGACTGCTGCTGGTTGCGTTCGCGGGTGATCTCCCTCTCGACGCGCAGGCGTTCGCGGGCGAGGTTCGCCATCTCTCGCTCGTGTTCCCGCTGGGCCTCGCGCTCTTCCCGATCCTTCTCTCGCATTTCGCGGCGGGCCTCGGCCAGAGCCTGCGCACTGGCGTTCTCCATGTCGCGGATGGCCTTGGCCTCCCGCTCGGCCTTGATCCGCTTGATCGTGTCCTCAAGTTCGAGTTTTCGGAGGCGGATGGCCTCGTTGAGTTCGCCGAGCGCGGCGTAACTACCCGCTCCGCTCAGGCTGTCCCGCTTGCGTTCGAGGGCTTCGATCTCCTGCCTTGCCCGCTCCTTCTCGACGTTGATGGAGTCGCCGGTCTGGGCGGCTTGCTTGAGGCGGTTGTTGAGTTCCGCTTGTTTGGCAGTGGCCTCGTTCAGGGCCTGAACCTGCAAGTCGCGATACCGCGCAGCCTCCTGCAAGTCGTAGTTCTGCTCCTTGAGCAGTTCAGACTGAGACTTGCTTATCCCCAGCAGCATCCCCGCCTGTCCGATCAGGTTGTGGTTGCCTTCCAACTGCTTCGCGTATTCATCGCTGATGGCTTGGTTCGTGTTTGCCAACTGCTGATTGATGTGCGCACGCTGGCGGTCGTAGTCGGTGTTTTGTTGAGCGAGATTCAGGAGGCTGGATAGCAGAGACTCTTGGGCCGCAAACACATCCCGCCGATTGCGCTCGAATGCTTCCGCCTCCTTGTTCAGTGCTGCGAGCGCGTCCATGACCTTGATGACGGCGGCGGATGCCGCGACTGCCCCAGCAGCCGCCATCGCCATGCCGCCCGCAACGCCAGCCCCTGCGCTCTTGCCCTCCTCCCCAACCCCCTGTAGGTCTGTCTTGACATCGGCGGCGGCTTCTTTTAGGGGCGCAGTGTTCGCCGTGAACTTGACGTTCAGTTCGCCTGCGGTGTTGCCTGTTCCGGGGATATCTGCCATGTTTGCAAACAGTTAGGAATTGACGGGGAATTAGTCGTGGTGTAGTTTGTGGGTATGGCTACCTACGTCATCACCGGCGCGGACAGAGACACGGGGCGTTCGATCAAGATGCGAGTGAACGCGGCCACACCAGACGAGGCCCGCGCGTCGTGCAACGACGACGGGATACTGGTGTCCAGCGTGGTCGATAGCGACATTGAATTGGAGGTGGCCCGCGCGCCCGCCCGTGCCGCGCAAACGGAGTACGCGGCGATCATCGCCAGCGTGCAGCACAAGGCACTCGTTCGCGCCGTCACGCTTGGCGTGGTACGCGGGCTGTTCCTGTTTGTGATTCTGATGGCCATCATCGCTTTCGTGTGCTTCGTCGTGAACGCAGTTCTTCGCGGCCTAGTTGGGCACTAACTCGCCAGTGCCGTGAGCGTCGAGGGCGTGCCCGAGAACATCGCGCCGACCTTCAGGATCATGGGGCTGCCGGTCTTCACGCTCAGATTGATGGACTTCCAGAACGCCACGCCAGCCAAGGCCAGCGAGCCGTTGGTCGTCAGCGTCAGCGTCGGCGGGTTCGCCGTGTTCAGGTTCGACAGCAGCGACCCGTCCGCGTCCGCCGCCCACAACATGCTCGTGGACGTTCCCACCGTGGTCATCGCGTCCGAGCCGGTCCAGTTGTAGTTCTTCTCCGCGATGTTCCCGCGCTTCAGGCTCGCCTTGGACTCGGTGTAGTTGATGGTCTGCACCAGTTGCTTGCCCGAGCCGCCCGCGAGCACCGTGAACGTCGCCGAGCCCCAACCAGCCGCGAGCAGGGGCCGCTTCATCGCCGTCGTGTCGTCGATGAACCCGTGCATCGACCCGGACACGCTCACGAGGCCGGGCGAGAACGCCTTGTACTGGCTGCCGAAGGGCGTGCGGGGATGCAGCGGGCGGACGATGTTGATCTCGTAGGCATCGAGGTTCAACACCTCGCCGCCCGAGAACGTCACCAGGCCGAGGTACCCGTCTTGCGGCGTGCCAAGGTGGGCCTCCATCGCCACGTCGATCTCAAGCAGGCTCGCGCCGTTGGTCTTGAAGTTCGCGGGACCGCCGAACGCCGACGAGTCGAACGTGCCGCCCTTTGCGGTCCATTCGACACTCTTCCACTTGTTGTACGTGGCGAGGTAGTACGGGAGGCTGGACGTGTCCGCGCTCCCCGCCCAACTCGTCAGGGCTGCTGCAATAGGTTCGCCGATGGTCGCCATGAATCAACTCCTCACTGTGTCGAGGCAAATGTCTGGTACATGCGAAGCCGCCACGCCCGCCCCGAGTGGAAGTGGTCCTCCTCCTCGAACGAGTACTCCCCGCCCGCGTGGCAGGCCGTGTAACTCCACTTGTCCGTGGTTTCAATCGCGTAGGGCCACGAGGTCACGAGCGTGTGGCGGTGCAGCCCGAAGGTGGGCAGGCGGTTAGACTGCTTCACCCCGTTGCCGTAGATGCGGCTGAGAATCTTCTGAAGGTTCTGGAGTTGCGGGGGCCGCTTGGACGCGAACACCGACAACTGGAACTGCACATCTTCCTCGTTGGTCGAGAACGTCCCGTCGTCCACGCCCGAGATGAGCGTGAACACGATGTAGGGCATGTTCTGCTGCGGGTTCACGAAGTTGTTGAAGATGCCCGTGACCAGCGGAACGCCGTTGGTCGGGAATAGGCCGTTGGCCCCGGTGTCTGACCGGAGCCGCTTGTCCACGTCGTAGAACAACTGGGCGGTGTTCATTTGCCCCCCAGTTGTGCGGAGATCATCTTGCCCGCGTCGGCACGGAGAATGTCGATCATCTTGCCGCGCTCTTCGGCGAAGGTGCGGCGGAGCCACGGGCGGGCTAGCATGTTGCGGGTGCCGTATTCGAGGTGGCGGCCGTACTGCACCGTGGTTCCGATGTACACCGCCAGGCTGTTCCGGGTCGCCCGCCGCGTCAGGCCGATGGACCCACGCAGGCGATTCGTTCGGATCCCGGGGAACGCGCCGGGCGGGGCCGAGCGGTAGACGTTCCGGCCCTTCTTCCCGCCACGCTTGCCCGTGACGTAGTTCACCAGTTGCCGCGCCCCGTATTCCCCCTGCGTGCCGAAGTTCCGCTTGATCGCCCCCTGAAGATGTACGCCCGCGTTGTTGAGGCCGAACGCGATAGCACTATCGACGATCTCGCCGATGTTCGGGTTCCACGTCAGTGTGACCTCAACGTCGCTCAACAGACGATCCTCGTGAATGGCTGCAACCGACGAGCGACGGCCTTACGCAGGTCGTCCTCGGTCGGCATGTTCTTTGTGCCGCGAATGCCCACGCGGGCGAGTTGCTCGTCCACCGCGTCGTAGATGGCCCACCGCAGATCAGCGGGTGCCGTCGTGTACCCGCCCGTGTAGACCACCGTGACGTTCCGAAACCCAGCCGGAAACCCCGACGCATCCCCGATGCTCACGTTGGCCGGGAACTCCGCAGACTCGGTGTAGGCGAACAGGGCCGAGCCGAACACCGTCGTTTCGATGGTGCCTGTCTCGGGATGGAAGCGGTACGCCGTGGAGTCGAGCGTGTAGGAACTGCCGTCGGACCCGACCACGGCCACGCTCGTGACGGAGGTGATGGGCGGGTTCCTGACCCGCACGATGTTCGATCCGTTGCCGTCGAGTTTTTCGGTAAAGGTCTGGAGGGTGTTGCCCGAGTTGGTGAACGCCACGCCGCAGTACCGAACCGCCGCAAGGTTGGCCGCATCGAGAGCCGCCTGTATCTGGGCTTGCGAGGCACCCGCCGCCAGTTGGTTGGAGTTGGCGGAGTAGACGTTGACGTATTCGTCGTAGGTGCCGATGGTGGGAACGCCCGTTGTGGGGGCGGCCCCACCGAACTCGGTCGCCGCGAAGTTCTCCGTGAGCAGGTTGCCGAGTGTGCCGTTGTCGGCAACGCCGGCGGCAACCGTCACCGTACCGGCGGCACCAGCGGTTTGCCCGCTCGCCACCATGATGAATGGCTGGTGCGTGTTGGTGTTGGAGTAGTTTGCCGGGAACCCGTAACTCTCCCACACCGCTCCGCCCTGTGTGGTGTACACAACCTCCCCGTCGCTGCCGTCGTAGTTGATGGACTGATCCCACACCAGCGTGAGGACGCTGGCCGCTGAGTTCCAAGTCGCTGATTGCAGCACCGGCGCGGCCACTCGTCACCCCCTTAGCCGTTGAGAACCATGATGTCAATGGGCATGGCGGCGGAGGCCGTGTTCGCCCCGGCGGTTGTCACCAGCACGCCCACCCACTTCGCGCCCCGGCAGTCGTACCCGCCCACCAAAGGCTCGGCGGAGTAGAACCACACCGCATCGTTCTGGCAGTTGCTCGTGGTCGGGCTGGCCGGGAACGTCAGCGTGAGGCCCGCGTCGGCGATGCCCACCGAGTCGAGCCGCTTGTAGTACACAGTCCCGTCGTTCACGCCTGCGGGGTCGCCCACCGCGGTGCTGGCCGTGCCGTTGTCGTACGCGCCGACGACGGCAACGATGGGCGACGTTCCCACGGCGGTCGTGGCGATGGGAGTACGCGCCCGGATGCACACGCCCGTGGCCCCCACGGACATTCGCACCCAATGGAACGTGCTGGAGGTGATCGTGCCGGGGGCGTAGATGAACGACGCCTGCGACGTTCTCGCGTCGTCGTTGACCTGGACCCACTGCCCGTGCCCGGACCCGGCGACAACGACCGGGGTGGTTCCGGCGTGGATGCCCACGCCCTTGGTGGTACCGATTGCCATCAGTTACTCCCGGCCATGTGCTTGGCCTTGTTCTTCACCGCTGGGACGTTGGGGTTCTTGTCGGCGAGGGTCGTGGACATCGCGGCGCGGTCCGCGTCCTGCGCGAGTTTGGCCTGCTCTTCCACAACGTCGGAGAGCGTGCGGAGCACCTTGTCCTTGACGACGGGCTTGGTGTTGATCTCGACACCCTTGCGTTCGGCCACGAGGCGATCAACCAGATCGTCGGGAAACGCCATCTCGTCGCCCGCGCGCCAGTTCCCGACAGTCGTGGAGAATCGGATGGTTTTCATAAGCCCATCCCCGCCACTTGCGCGACGGGGAGGGAGGAGAGGAAGATGCGGATTCAGCCGACGCGGACGATCTCCTCGCACGCCGCGCTAATGTCGGCGGCGATAGAGGGGGTCTTGTTCGTCGGGCACATGATCGCGAACACGGACACGATCTGGGTCGCGCCCGTGGTCACGACGGCCTTCTGGAACCGCTTGCGGCCCCGGTTGGCGACGTAGATGCACGAGAACTTGCCGGACGTGAACACGTCGAGCGTCTTGGCCGCGCCGGGGATGTCGGCGTAGGCGGTGGGAGAGCCGTTGTAGGTGTCGCTCTCGGTGATCTTGAACACGCCGCCCGAGGATGAGGTGGACGCGCCGTGGACGAGAATCCACAGCACGCCCTCGCACGGATTGATCGGGCCGGTGTTCGCGGTCGCGAGCACCTGACCAGTGCCAGCCAGATCGACATACGCGATCTGGGTGGCCGTGGTGCTGGCGACGGAGACGGGGGGCAGGGCGAGAACGGCCTTGAACCCCTGAAGCGGAAATGCGGACATGGGAACTCCAATCTCCCGGCGTGGCCGGGCTCAGGGGTGATTAGGTGGAAGCCGACAGGGCGCAGATCGGGCCGCACTCGGTGGCCGAGGCGCGACCGTCGAACTCGCCGAAGCCGCGAGGCGCGAGCGCCCGCTTGTTGAACGCATACTCGCTGCTGGAAGCAATCTCGAGCGCCGTGCGGTGGCCGATGATCGTGCCGGTGGTGAAGTCGCCGTAGTACGCCTTGATGACCCCGGCATCCGAGGATGTCTTGGTGCTCATGCGCTGGCTGAAGTACACCGGCTCGCCGAGCAGGTAGGCGCGGGGGCCGTTGGGGGCCTCGCCCCGCTGCTGGCTGGGCACCATGAAGGTGTTGCCCGAGTTGAGGATGAAGTTGGGGTTCATGCCCGTGGTCGCGGCGGTCGCCAGACGCAGCGCGCCCTGGATGTAGACCTGGCGGGACATGATCCAGCACGCCCGCGAGGTGTTGAGGTTCTTCACCAGCGACATCGGGGCGAGGAAGTCCGCAGTCGTCCACGAGGACACGGTGTTCGTGCTGGCCGTCCAGTACGATCCCTGCTGCGTCGAGGCCGTGTTCTGCGTGCCGCCGCCGGTCATGCCGATCTTGAGGCCGACCTGATCGAGGTACGTCGAGGTGCCGTCGCCGTTGAAGAAGCAGTCATCGACGAGGTTCCAGTACGCCTCCATCAACGCCTCGCTGATGGTGTCGCCGAGATTCGTCGCCGACTGCTCGAAGAGCACCATCGGGGTCAGGATCAGGGCCGCGCACACCTTGGGCATGAGCGTCACGAGGTCGTACGCGAGGTCGGTGGACTGGGCCGCGCCGCTGGAGAGAGCCGCCATCGACGGGTTGGCCGTCCGGCGGGGGAACGAGGTGTTGTTCCCGACCATGATCTCGTTGCGGGCGATGTAGCGGGAAACGCCCCACTCTTCCGTCGCCCAGAGAATCTCGGACTTGAGGGTGTTGGCGAGCAGAGCACCGCCAGCCGTGAGCAGGGTGTCGCTCGCGTCCTTCTCGATGATTTCGAGGTCGTCGCGGTAGAAGCCCTTGGCCTTGTACTCCGCGAACAGGTGGGGGTTCTGGGCCGCCAACTGGTTGTAGGTGTACACGCGGAAGGCGGCGTTGAACTGAGTCATCTCGTCGGCATCGCCGAACGCGACCTTCCCGGTTGCGGCCTTGCGGTTGTACTCCTTGGCGAAGATGTTGTTGGACGAGCGAACCGCCGGGCCTTCGACCTTGCTCGCCGCGTGCTTGGCGCGGGTGGCGGTGTCGGCCTGCTTGGCGATGGTGGCCTTGGCCGAGGCGAGTTCCTTGTTCAGCGCGTGGACGGTTTCGTCGCCGCCGAGGTCGGTGGGCTCGTCCTTGGGCTCGGGCTCCGGGTCAACGTCCTGCACGGTGCCGAGGTCGAGCGTGGCGGTCTTGGCGAACACTCGCTTGACGGACTCGGGATCGTGGACGACATCCAGTTCCTTGAGAAACGCGAGCACGTCGGCGAGTTCGTCTTTGCCGGTGTACTCGAAGTCCTTGCGCAATGATGCAAGCAAGGACTGCTTGTTCTTGATTTTCATGAGGCGACTCCGAACGGTGGGGTTCGTCCCGCACTAAGCGGCGAGACGTTGGCTGGTGCCTGCCCTTCGTTCCCGTGCGTGGCCCGGAGGTCCGCACGGTGGAGTCGGTTTCGGCCGAGGGGATTAGTCCTCGTCTATGAGAAGCATACGCCGCCTTCCGGCTAGATGCAACTGTGTTGCAAGAGCCGCCGCGGCCTTGCGGCTGGTCAGGGCCGAGAATCCCATCAGGTCGGCTGTTTCCTTGCGGACCCGCCCCTTGCAGATGAGCCGGTCAACTTCGCCCAGAGCCTTGATCGCCCGTTCGGATACCGACACGTCCTCGGAGTACCCGAGTTGCCGGCACTTGGCGTTCGCGGGGATGAGGGTGAGCGTCAGGCCCATCCACTGCCACGTCCGCACGATGGTCATCGGGACGTTCTCGTCCTGCTTGTAGCGGAGTTTTTCGGCGTTGGTAGTCTTGCCGAAGTCCAGCCCGACCACCTCGATCGATGAGAACAGGTTGCCCGACTCGGCCAGTTCCATCACGGTGGGGGCGTGCGGGGACGACTTCAGGAGGGCGAGTTGCACCTTCCAGCCGTTCTGGAACCCGCCCGAGCCGAAGGTCGGAAGGGGGCGGTTCTGCATGGTGGCGACCGCCGAGCCCATGTCGTGCGCGTGGTCGATGAACACGCCCTTGGTTTTCAGCCAATAGGAATCTGGGGCGCACCCTTCGGGGACGATGACCTCCCGGTCGGTGTCCACGTCCGAGGTGGTCGCCGTGACCCACATGAGCCGGGTGGTTCGATTGACGTTCTCGGCCTTCGCCAGCCGGGACGACACGCCCACGGCGGCGGTCGCGTCGAGGCCCGCGTCCTTGCGGGCGATGATCGTGCGGCGGAGTTCGTCGTTGTTGAGGTACATTGATCTCCCCTTTAGTCAAGCACTGGAATGAGGTCGCAGCGGCAGCACGGGTGCGCGGGCGGCCCCGACACCGCCTCGTAGTCGAACACGTACTGCCGCATCCCGACCATGATGGAATCGCCGAGGTTGTAGAAGTTCTTGTCGGTCGCGATGGGCTCGGCGTTGAGTTCGGCGATCTTCGCGCACACCTCGCACGCCCCGCCAGCGAGCCGCCACTGCTTGCGCGGCACCTTCGCGTCGGTCCACGCCTTCTGGTTGCCGAACGTGTACGCCCGCGCGGACTGGTCGCGGGCGATCCGCTCGGCCTCCCACTTGGAGTCCCCCCCCATCGCCTCCTGCACGGCCCTCGTCGCCTCCTGCGTGTTCATGCCGCCCTTGATCGACTCGCGGATGGCATCGACAAGGGCCGCGTTCTTGTCGGCGGACAGTTCATGGGCAAGCCGAATCCGCTTGGCATCGAAGTAGTGCAGCACCTCCTCGGTCAGCACGTCGAAACTCACGCCCAGTTCGGCCACCCGCTCGGCCCCGCCCGCCACAGACATGAGCGTGGCGATGCCATCCTGCCCACCCTCTTGGAAGATGGCTTTGAGCGGATCGAGGGCGGCTTCGAGTTTCTTGGAATCGAACTTCCCGGCCTGCACGCCGTCGATGTACCACGCCTCCACGCCCTTGTACACGTCGTTGTACGCGGACTGCGTGAACGGGTACTCCCATGCATCGGTCTTGTGCCGGTGGTCCTTGCGCCACTCGGACATCTTGATGATCTGGACTTCGGGCTCCGGCGCGGGCAACGCCTTGGGCTTGGGCTTGACGAGTTCAATGACAACCTCCGCCTCCTTGGCGTAGTTGTTATCCTCCGCCTTGGGCTTCTCCATGCCCAGATTCGTGCGGGCCGCGTTGAGTTCCCCGCTGGGCGTGTTCGTGTTGGCCCCCGGCTTGGCCTGCGCCGCGACCGCCCGAGACGACACCTCCGCAAACAGCAGGTTCCCCCGCTCGTCGGTCATCGGGTCGTACTTGAGCGCCTCCCGGTACTCGTTGAGGGTCAGGCCGTTCTTTTCCCAGATCATCGTCGCGGCCTTCGCGTTCTCCTCCGCCCCGATGTTGACGATCTCGTCGTAGGCCATCCACACGTCGCCCTCCTCGTGGTCGTACCACCGATTCAGGAGCATCGTGAGCTGCTGCGCGTCGTTGCACAGTTCGGGCTGGATGGTCAGTTGCTTGTACACCCCGTCCGCGAGCAAGCCGCCCGCGAGGTTGCTGGAGTTGATCGTGGCGATGGCCTCGGGAACGCCCGCGGCGAACCGCACGGTTTCCGCCGCACGCTTCATCCCCTCACTGTACTGCATGTCCCGGTTGTTGAGCGTGATGGGCATGATCGACGACGCGCCGGGCATGATGAGGAACCCGCCCGAGTTCCGCACGCCCGTTCCCTTGCTCATCACCTCCTCGCGCATCGCCTCCTTCTGCACCGGATTGAACTCGGGCATCAGGATGGCGAACTCCGACCGAAGGCCGTTCTCGAAGCGGTGCTTCTCCACGAGTTTCCCGCTGATGAGCAGGTCCATGTCCGTCGCACACCGCTCCATCCACGAGCAGCCGTAGTAGTAATCAACGTAGGACGTTGCCGATTTCAGGTGGGCGATGACGCTCGGGTCGTAGTAGTCCGGGGCGTTGCCGAGCACCTTGTACTCGAAGGACTCGATGAGGTTGTCCTTGCCCGGCACGATCCGCACATGCTGGCCCGCCATGTGCCGCATCTCGTCGGGATACCCGTCGTCGCCCATGAACACCACGCGATACGAGTTGCCGAAAATCTGCCGCTGCAAGAAACTCATCTGCCGGTGCAGGAACGACGACTCGTAGGGATTCGGCGTGCCGCACAGACGCAGGAACGGGTGATCGACAACCTCGAAGATGTCATCGTCGCCGGCGTTGCTCGCGTACCGCGCCACGGCCCCGGCCCCGGTCTGCGGGTTCGCGTCCTTCAGGTGCTTGAGCACGCCCCGATCCGTCACCTTCTTCTGCCGCATCTTGAACGGGGCCTTCTTGGCGCTCCCGCGCCGGTACATGCGGGGCTCGAACTGTGCGAGGTACCGGGCGTTGAGCATCGCGCAGGTGCTGGCCTCGGTGCAACTCACGAAATACTTGAGCAGCGTCACCGCCTTGGGCAGCGGACCGAACCGCCGGGCAAGGTCAGCCGGGGTCACGGTCGCGTCGATCCAGTCGTTGAGCGTCGGGACGAACGGCGCGACCTGGCCACGCGAGGGGCTCAGACGCTTGATGATGTTTGCAACGATGCCCATTAGCCGCTCCCGTAGGTTGTCACGCCACCAGCCCCATCGCCGCACTCGGCCGGAAGAACCGGCAGTCTCGGTCCTGCCAGTCCTCGCGCTCCACCCGCGCCGGCGTGCCGTCCTCGTTCACGCTCGCCGCCTGCGCCGACGACCCAAGCCCGAGGAACTCGACGAGGTACCGCAGGCCGTCGATGGCGTGGTTGTTGTTCTTCCCGTACTCGCCGCTCGGGGCATACGCCCACGAGCGGAACTCCCGGATCGTGTTCGTGCATGTCGGCGAGATGGTCAGCCGTGGCCGCGCACCAGAGCCAGCCGCCGAGAGCATGGTGCCGATCTTCGACACGCCCGCCTCGACGGAGTTGTTGCCCTTCTTGGACTTGCACGCGGGCAGGCCGACCTTCCACAAAGCCTCGATGACGTGCGCGGCCTGGAGGTCCACCACGATCGCCGACACCCGCTCGTCGAACATTCGCTGCACGTACTCGGTCTTGGCGTCGAGGCTGCGCGTGTTCTTCTTGTAGAACTCTTCCGCGATGTGCAGGCTGTTCCCGTCCGAGTAGACCTTGAGAATCACGAACGGCGCGGTGTCCCCATCGTCCACGCCCATCACACACCGCCAACCCTCGCACACTCGCTCGCAGACGTTCGCATCCGAGAAGTTGTCGAAGATGGCCCCGGTCGCATCGCACCACAAACCCAGGTACCGGCGCTGCCTGTCGATGCCGCTCTTGGCCTTCATCGCCTCGACATACGCGGGGTTCTTGCCGAGGTATCCGTCCTCGACCACCGTGGGGATGTGCCGGCGGTTGGGCGGCGTTTGGCGGTCGATCTGGAAGTACTCGTACAGCCAGTGTGTCGTTCCGTCCGGGTTGCACACGCCGTACAACTGGTTCCCAAGCGGATGCTCGACGCGGACAACCGAGTCGATCTTCTGCCAGTCGTTCTCGGAGAGTTGGTTGCACTCCTCGATGGCGCACCCGGTCAGGTTGCGCGAGCCGATCCGCTCGATGTCGTCGCAGCCGAACATTTCGATTTGCCCGCCGCCCTTGATCTCGATGACCTGCTGATTGACCCGGTGCGTGTACAGCCCGGCGGGAATCAGCCGTTTCCAATCCTTCAAGAACGAGTTGGGAATATCCGCGTTGATCTTGCGGGCCATCCCCTCGCACGCGCCGGGATACCTCGCACGGAGGAACAACTTGACGATCAGGGAGTGCGACTTGCTCGAACCCGTGCCGCCGTGGTAGAGCAGTTGCCGCGCGATGTTCCCTGTGCAGTCGATGAACTCTCGCTGCTTCGGGAACAGGTTGAACCGCAAGCCGTCGCTCATGGAACGTCGTCGCCCTCCAGTGGCGGGCCGGGGAGCGTGCGATGGCCCCCGCAGCACCCATCCGTCGTGATGTCGTCGCCGTCGTGCGCTCGCCCCGCCCGCTCCACCTCGTTCTCGTGCTTCGCACACTTCCGGCACAGTCCGGACTTCGCCGCCGTGTCCCCGCGCCCGCAGCCGACGCAGACGTGCAACTCCACGGGCTTCTTCTTCGTGGATTTCATCCACCACCCTCGTTCACGACCGGACGCGACGTATCCGGCCTTCCCGCGTTGTCGATGTACACCACGGTCGGGGCCTGCGCCGCCTGCTGCTCCTCGGGCGGCTTGGTCCCCATCGTGCCATTGAACCGCGCCAGCCAGTCCGCACTCTTCAAGTGCCCGTTGCAGGCCCGCTCGATGACCTTCTCGAAGATCAGCGCCCACGTCTCCTTCGTCACCAGTCGGCAGTACACCGTCTGCGCGTCCGCCTTGTTCATCATCACCATCGCCCGGGCCTGTTGCTGGGGAGTGAGCGTGTCAAGGTCGCGGTTGAGCAGTTCGCGCTTCGGGACGTGCTGAAGATCGTCCATCCCTTAAGCATACGCTATATGCAACAGAGTTGCATCTACAAACCACTAGGGGTGGTACATGGTCATCCTCCACCGCATCCCGTACAACATCGCCGAGAAAGCCATTGAGGCCATCACCGACCACGAACTCGAAATCAGACGCGACGGCGAGGAAACCACCATCCCCGTCGGTCAGGTCCGCCAAGGCATGACCCTCCACAACGCCGGGGTGCGCATCCGGTTCGTCCTCTGCGGCCAGCACATCGAGGACGGCAAGCCCTGCCCCCCCTCATGCCGGGCCGAAGTCGTCGGCCAGATCATCGCCGTGCCGATGGAAAAGCACTAGCCGACAGGTGCAACAGAGTTGCATTTAGCCCAAACACCGATACGATTCCCTCGAACGTTTCGGGCCGGTGTGCTGCGCTGATGGACTGGAGCAATCCCCATGCGCCGTTGCCTCACCTGCCGCCAACGCCACATCAACCACGGACACGCCGATTTCGTCCCCTGCAACGAATGCGCCGACGCAGCCCGGCGACGAGCGGCCGCGGATGCCCGCCGCCAACTCGCCAAGCCAACCCACGACCGGGGCCGCATGGCAGCGGACATGAGGGACTTCTGGAGCCGGGTTCGCGGCTCGTCCAAGGGCCAAAGGCTGGCCCTCCTCCAAGACTTCGCCGACAGGGTGTATGAATACCCGCCCGCATGGCTGATCGACCACCGCCGGGACCAGTTCGGCGACCTCGAACGGCGGGTGCTCTCTGGCGACTGCTTCGTCTGCCACCTCCCAGCCCAGTGCCGCCACCACATCATCCAGATCCAGCACGGCGGCCTCAACCGACGCGACAACGTCGTCGGACTGTGCCACCCTTGCCACGCCGTCATCCACCCGTGGCTCTCAACTGAGACTCAGTCTCAGGTACGCCCAGAGCCACCCAGCACGCCAGAACCCTGCCCGTTCATCCCAAATCGCAAATGAGACTCGGTCTCAGTGGACTTCCAGACTTTGCCCCCCAAGAGTCATGCTTTACTGTGTTGATGCTGAAACAGCGTCCACGGGCCAGCAACAACCACGAGCGGCAGGGCAGGGCCAATGCTGGCGACCAGCCCAGGTCATTTCCCCAAAAATTGAGAGTGGGGGACAGTCGCGCCCCCACCCCCCTCGAAAACCCTTATTCCGGCGGTGGGGTCGAGGCTCGTCACTGGAATGGGTGGTGCTGGGTGGACTGTTGACCACCCTCGACAGTTGTGATACCATGCTGGCATGTCACAAACGCCATTCGTCGTGTACTGTCGCGTCTCCACCGATGAGCAGGGCCGCTCTGGGCTGGGCCTAGATGCCCAGTTGTTCGCGTGCATCAGGCACGTTCAGGGACAGGGTGGGACGGTCCTCGCCACCTTCCAAGACGTTGCCAGCGGCGGGGACGACACCAGACCCGGGCTATTGCAAGCCTTGGCCCTGTGCAGGCGTAAGCGTGTGCCGTTGCTGGTGGCGATGCTGGACAGGGTGGCGCGTGACGTGGCGACAACGGCTGTGGCGATGAAGGGTGTGCGGATAGTGGCCGCCGATGCGCCTGCGGACGATGCGTTCATTCAGCACATCAAGGCCGCGATGGCCGAGGAGGAGCGGCGGAAGATCAGTGTGCGGACGGTTGAGGCGTTGGCTGCTGCCAAGCGTCGCGGGGTGTTGCTGGGGTCTGCCCGCCCCGGTCACTGGGCTGGGCGTGAGGACAAGCGGCTAGCGGGGCTGGAGAAGGCGCGTGCGAGGCTGGCCGCTGTCCGTGCTGACGTGAAGGCTGCTGCTGCTGGTGCCACATAACGCGCGCACGCGCGAGGGTAGGGCGTGGTGGCTGTGTTGGCGAGGCTTAGAAGCGGGGGAACCGACCGCTCCCCCCGCTCCCGGCCTGGCCGAGGGCG